TAAACCAATCAATATCTTCTGAAGCCGTTCAATAGACTTCTTGTAAAGTATAACAAGCTGTTCAGCTATTTTGTCATTGGGTTTTGGCATCACTATGCTCGCGCAATTTCAGCCCCATGCTTCAGAAATGGCGATAGCAGTGTTCGAGCTTCCGGAGACAGAAATCCTTGTCCACCCTTCCCGAAGGATTCGCCATAGCCGCCAAGCTGAAAAGATGTTACACCTTGAGCGCGGAGACTCGCCCTGTCAACTTGACCACCTTGATTTTTCAAAAGAGACAACGCTTGTTCCATCTGGGCACGTTTGATTTCTGTGGGAATAATCGGATTACTGTCGCTGTCAAAAGACCAATGACCATTAGGAAAACTGGTATTATTATATTGTGGTGTCTCTATTGGCAAATCATATCCGACATTAAATGTTCGAGGCCACTTCATAGACTGATAATTGGAATTTCCTTGCGCAACATCATATCTTTTCTGTCCAAGAAACTTGTACATATCAATTTGGACAGCGGCTTGTAATAATGCTTGCGCCTTTTCGTCAGCAGATGCGTTTGTCCAATTTGACGTCCCTAAGCGGTCGCCAAGATACGTTGTAGTCTCTGCGACTGTCGCATAGCTATTCGAGGTTGACCCACCAACTGTCGTTACTATTTCGCTCGGCATAATTCTAAGTCCTCGTCTCGAAGCCTAACAACTTCTTTTCAGCTAAAGACTTTCTGGATGGAGTCTTTCGCCCAACATTCGGAGCTTTTGAATTCTTTTTCTTCTTCTTACGCGGAACTTTGTAAATGTGTTTTTTCTGAAACTTTTCTTTTAAATTGCTCTTGCTTCCTTTTGGCCTTCCCCGCCCTCTTTTTGGTGGCGGCTCTGGCGAAACCATGACTTCCGATATTTCTTCTGGCTCTGGCGCGACTGGCAAAGGCATTTCAATAGGCAACTCTTTTATTGGCTTCTTGCCGTTTGGAGATTTCTCTACCACTAATGTCAAAGGATTTGTCGGGTTGCCCTTCAATCGAATCCATTGTGATTCCGTTACCGTATGGCGAACTCCAAATTGATTCTCGATAGTAACAAGTTTCTCTTCTTCCATCTTACTGTTCCTCAAGTTCTTGACAAACCATAGCGTCAACAGATTCTACGCTGATTTCTTTCATGCAAGTTGAATATTTTCCTCGTCTGATACCGCCCTGTGCCGGTTTAGCCCCACTCCCCTTGCCGCAGTAATAGTTACGGAAATCACTATAGTAACATGGCCTCAAACAACTATCACTTAAAAAGCTCTGAATAAATTTGCCTTTCGCATAGACTCTCATAGTATGATAGCCTGATGTCGCGCCAAACAATCCAAGCGTCGGGACACCTACAGCTAAGGCGTAGTGCATGATTCCAGAATCTATGGCAACCATGTAATCCAATTGACTTAAGGCTGTTCCAAGCTCCCGTATATTCAATCCTGACATGGACGGAATGCTGTCAAAGACGAATTTGTTGTCGAAGCATACGGGAGTCCATCCGCGCTTTTGGAACCTTTGTGCCAACGCCACCATTCGAGAAATCGGCCACTCTTTCAGCCATGAGGCCGCTCGCGGGGCAAGGCCAATAATAGGCCTCTTCAGTCCAGAGAAATAATCCTTGCCGATAGCAGGCTTGATTTTTGGAGTTTTTACAGGAACATGGCAATGCTCGCAGAAATTCTCTACACGGCTATTCCTGACGTCGTAGTCAACAGAACGCTCATAAAGGGCTGCTGGGCAGTACATGTCATAAACTTCGCGGAAACGCTGCCTAAAACGATAATAACCGCCATTATTTTCTTCCACCATCGTATCAATCATATCAGTCTTTATGCCAACATTCTCATACAATGGGAAATAAGGTTTAGGCACTGCCAAATGAAGTTTGTTGCCGTGTTTCGCAAGCAAGCCTTCAATGGCCGGAATCATACAAATCTGATCGCCGAGTCCTCCACGATACCGAGTGATTAAAACATGGTCTGTTTCGGACTGCGGATTGTGCGTATATAGCTCGTCAATGATGATGTGGCTCGCATACTTGACGGGCATCATCATATTCAAAAACCACGTCGGAACAGTTGTTCTCACGCCGAAATTATTGACGACCTCCAAACTTGCAGGATACTTTTTGACTGTTGCTAATTGAGCCATAAATTAGAGTCCGACTGTGGCGGGGGCTGATATAGGACTTCAACCCCCACCTTATGGATTTGGAACACGCTTAGAAAAAGAGCTACACGCGATAGAGAATGATGCCTTTGCTTTCGACAACACCGATACCGTAAAGAATGTCGATTGCCAAAGTTACGCCACGATTTCCGATGTCGTAACCATAAAGCAAGCGAATTCCCAAGCCATCTTTTTCAGCGTAATAGGCTTGAACACCCATTCCGGCAGGCGGAAGGGCTAAAGGCCGCGTAACAAGTGCAATGGCGCGCTTCCAGAAAAACAGGTTGTTATAGAATCCCGCTGAACCTGTAACGGCCACAACACGCGAGTCTTCAAAACAATCGAATCCGGTAACACGTCCACATTGACCTTCGATAATCCGTCCTGCTTTCGCAAGTTTGTCAGCTTCCGTGTAACGAGCTATTCTCAAAAGGTCGCCGTAGTCTTCGCAGACATAGAAACGATTGTCGTCAGGAACTTGATTCGCGTTCAAAAGACGGCGCGCCTCGACAATATCCGCTTCCGTCTTCGTTCCAGTTGTGCTCGTGATAATCTGAGCGGCTGGAACAGCGGTGATCGGAACGGTGAGCAAATCCGTATCGACCTTAGCGGAGATAACCGACAACTGGTCTTCAAGATAGCCCATCATGTTTTTCACGCTCGATTGCGCATCCTGCACATCTTCGACAGTAATATCGCAACAGGCGTGATAATCGAGATTGACTGTCACATTTGAACCTGCAATCGCTTGCGGCACGATTGGCGTTCCGGATGTTTTCATCTGAACTACGGGGACTCCACGCTTCGGAATCGTAACTGATTTACCTTGCGTAGCGACAATGGGTTCATATTCTCGTGTTACCAGACGCGGCATAACCGCGTTTCGGTGCAACAGTCCAAGAGCTACATTCGCCCACATCGCGGGATTAAATGTAGCATGGCTTGTTGCACCACTATGTAGAGTTGACATGTAAATTTACCTCCTTGATAACCCACTGTCGCACTCAGAAGGTCAAATGTTAAATAACATCTCCCCTTGCGTAGGCTTCAACCATTTCTTTTGTCCCTTCTTCTGTCATAAACTTATCGGGATTTTCAAAGTCTTCTTGGGTCACAATGCCTTTTGCTGTGCGAAAGCCTTGTGCGCCTTTAACGCCTGCGCCGGAAGAAACTTGTGATATTAATAGATTCGGATTCTCTTTGAGGAAGGCCGCAACGCCCTCTGTGGCATTGTAGCTTTTGACGATTTGTTTTCCGTCTTCCTCTGCGGGAAGCCGAATTTCCACTTTATGCCCTGTCACCTCTTTGGACGTTTCATCAATGACTTCAACAACATGCGCATCGTCATAGAGCATCCGCACAACCTGATTAGGTCTCCATGCTTTCGCTTCAACAGCAGCCCCAGTGATTTCCGTGCGAATCAAATTGTCGAGATGAGTGCCTTTCCAGAAATCCCGATTGGCTTTCAAATCTTCAATTTCCTTCGCGGAGGTTGCCTTCAGTGCGTTGAGTTCCTCTAATTGTGTTTGCTCTTTGGTTTTCGATTGTAGTTTGATTTCATTAATGCTGGTTTTCAGGGTTTTCTTTTCCTGCTCCGAAAGATTTGCAGTTGCTTCAAGCGTTTCCATCATTTTCTGGTTCTTTTCCAACTGCTCTTTCAAAGTTTTCACCTCCGCCTCGTTTTTCTCAGCACCCTTGCGGAATCCTGTATTAAGAATGTTTTGCAATTCAGGTGCAAGGTTATCAAGGTCGTAACCATGCTGAGTGTCTTTGGCTTTTGCCTTTTCCTCTGCCAATTCTTCGTGGGTTTTGGTTCCTGTTTTGTCTTCTTTCGCCATGATTCTTCTCCTTTGTTGCAATTTTGCCAATTGCTGCCATTTTTGATTCCATTTGACTTTTACGCAAATTATCCTTATATGGATAGAGACCACAACGCGGCCATTAACATTTTGAGATTGGGGCTACAATCTCATTCAAAAAGCCTGTGATTCATTTACGGGAGTAGTCACACCGTAGGTTTGTCCTCTGGTTGCTCTGTCGGTTCGTTTGGCGGAGTCGTGAATTCAGGGGCTTGCGCCTGCTTTTCTATCCACTTCTCAACATAGCCAAACATTTTATCCGTTTCTGTTTGATTGAAATGTGGCAATGCCTTTGCCACAACTTTTTTTGCCATTTCAAAATTAAATTCTGTTCCAAAATCGAGCAGCTTCAGTCCTGCATAATCCTCGATTTCTCCTTCCAGAGTTCGTAAATCAAATTGTGTTGGATAAACTGCTGTATAGGCACGTTCCGTTTTGCCATAGAACTTTCCGACAATCTCCGCCACTTTCGTGTCCGCTTCCTGCAAAGCAGCCGCCTTGTTCGCTAACGCCTGCTGCAAGTCAAATAAGTCAAGAACTTTACCTGTTGCTGTGTTATACTGTTCTGGATCATCAATACCGCTCTTGCGAGCAAATCCCAACCGGAACATTTCCTTAACAGACTTGCCTATCCATTGAATAAAGATTCCCGCTTGACTTGCATCTGGGCTGATATAAAGCGGGGGGAACGGTGTATCCTTTGGAACGGTAATAATTCTCTTTGTCCCCGTAAGCTTTTGGCTAATTTCACCTTCATTAGCTGCAATCACTAATTGCCCGAACGTCTGCATGTAAAGAATTTCGTCTAAGAGAGATGTCCAGTTGAATATCGCCCTATTCAATTCAGAAATATCCGTAATCATGCTTTCGCCGATTTCGTTCTCATCAAAATCTACGTGGTGAACAATAACAATAGGCACGACGTCTAATTTCGTTTCACCTCCGTCGATCACCTTATCGTTTGAGTCAAACAACGTCCACTTGCCCGGCTCCAGAAGTAAATAAACTTCTTGAGTTTCTCTCGCCACGAGCGGATTTTTATCTTCGGTTTGCGATAGCCCGATTAACGCCCAATTGAAATTCCCTAAATCATCCGTGCTCCAATCTACAAATGATTCCGCCGCAATGAGTTTCAGATAAGGGCGGAGTTGCTGGTCATAAACCGCTGTGCGAATAGCAGGTGCTCTATCTATATCAATCACCGGAGAATCAATTAGAATATAAGAACGACCATGTATAGATGAATAGGTTGAAGCGCGTTTCCAAAAACTATTCGGCCTGACGCCTTTTCCTGTAATGTCATCAAGAAATTGTTTCCCTTCATCTGTCTCGCCTTGCCTCGAAACCCCAGCTCGAAAAAGAGCGTTTGTCCATATATCAACAATGTTTCGTGTATAGTTCAGAAAATAGGAACGCTCAATTCTCTTTGAATAATCATCATTGGATTCAAGCCGGTGTGTTTGCAGATACTTTTTACAATAGTCCTGACCACCTTCGTATGAGTTGCGCCAGAATCCGTAAAGTCTTCTGTATTTCGCATAGACTGGATGAACGCGCTTGGAGATTTTCTTTTCTCCTGTCCCGCCAAACATACTGCGCTCTTCAAGTCCTGCTGTCATAAGTGGATTAGGTGGCATTATCTCAATTCCTAATATCTGATTGGAGCATTCCAATTGGATTGCATGACAATCCCATCAAAAGTCTCCGCTAACATTTGTTCAGTCATGCCCAATATATTTTTGCACTCGTTATACTGGACTGGCAAATGGAAAAACTTGAAAGAAGGTTCTATTGGCACTAATGGTATTGGGCTAAATTTCAATATTGTTTCGCCATAACAGACCGCTTCACTAAACTTGTCTAATGCGGTATCAATATCCATTCCAAGAAGTGGCAACATTTTCTCTTCAAAGACTTTCCAAACACGGTTGTCAAAAATCATTGGCGAAGCATTATAGTCATAATTACGTCCGGGTCTGCTAATAAGCCGTTGCATCTCTTCTCTGAACTGTTTTCTAAATCTTTCGTGAACCCCAAGTTTGTGCCGCGAACTTACTTGCAAATAATCCTTGCATTCGTGCATCAATGTATAAGGCGTATCATCATCAAACATATAAGTAGTGCGATAAAAAGGCCGTATGAAATAAGCATCCGAATCTATAACAACGACAACATCGCTTCGTCCCGTTTTATAGTATTGCGATTTGACGATTTGTTGAGACGCATGCGCATCGTCATAATCTCTCTCGACAATATCTTCGTCACAAATAAGCTCATATCCATCTGTCCCCAATCTATCAATAAATAGTTGCTTATCACGCTTTGGAACTGATATGACAAAAGGAATATTATCACAATTAAACTCTTGGATGCTTTGCAAAAGATTCTTTGCACGTTCAAGGTCATTTCTATAAGATTTGCAGTATAGATTAAGGCTGCGCATTAGACGAATTTCCTAAATAATGTCATTCCAGAAGTCTTTTCTTGCTCTGTCAAATCAATGGCCTCCCACACACTCTTGGGGAAACCATCTTCATAATTTCCATCCTTCATTAACAAGAGAATCCCGCCACGCCGAATAGCTAACTGTGATTGATTTGGTACGGTTGCTATAAAAAGATGTGGTTTGACAACACAAGACTCGTCACAGATTTCATAATAAGGGTTACTAATTTCTCCAATTCTTTCATAGCGCGTTTTTTTAAGTTCCCGCAACTCGTGTTCAATGAACTTTTTATATGTTTCTTGCACATCATTGGCAATCTGAATTTGAAGTATGCCAGCGGGGAACATTGCATCAAGATAGGACAACGTTTTTTTAATCACTGACAAATCTTGGGTAGCTTCTGATAGAAATACCCCCAAAAGAGTAAGTTTATGTTGTTTTTTGTAAGAATAATAATGTGATTCTGGAACAATAAATTCTGCCCCAGATTCGTTTCGGACTTTTACGAGCTTCTCAGCCATTCCACCAAACCTTGCGCTTTGGGCATATTTGATGTTCACTCATAATAATGTGCCAAAATCTTTCCAAACAAAATACTTCTACAGGCGTATGTTCGTAATCAATCATGCGAAGCATCTTCTCATAAAATTCCTTTGAGTGTTTTATGATACGTTGTTTTGACGCCGCGAATATGCTATTTGCATAACAAGCTATGACATTAGGATATGGCGTGTTAAATAATTCCCTATACACCCGCTCCATTGGAATGCCGCCAATCCAAGAAGCTGTGCAAGGCATTCCATACCTATCTGAATTGATATACAAGTTTCCAAAGGCTTCAAATTTAGTGTTTTCCGGCAATGCGTTTAACATCAAGATAAATTCGGACTGATGGTCGAAAGGATTTGCTTGTGAAAAAACAATCAGGTCTGCCAAGTTCTCGTAATTATCAACAATGTGTTTGGTGTATGTGTAGTGCTCGCGTCCTACATTTGCTTGTGCAATATCTTGTTTAATGCCGCCTTTTTCATAAACAACAATATCGAATCCGATAACTTCCGAACACCATGAAACGTCGTTTTTATAGCTACACAATACGAGTTGTTTTCTCACCTTGGCAACCTATGAGAATAAAACAATCCTGTTTCGGCGGTTGTCGGCAATTGGGTTTTTTTAATTATTGCGGTGTTTAGTGATACAAACACAGCCTCTATCGTGCGCTCAAAGTCTGTAAGTGTGGCATTTGCTAATTCCGTCAACGCCCTGTTCTTATCGCCAATTTGAGTTCGTCCGTGCATGTTTACATTATCTATCATCTCTTTTACTGTTTTCATAATATCAAATTCTTGAGGGAGTCCGTGAGCATAGGAAGCGAAGGTATCTTCAATCACATAATATCCGCCCGGCTTCACGTAATTGAACAATGTGCGAAAACTTGTAGCCTGATCGGATGGGGTATGGCTCCCATCATCAATGATTATATCAAACATCCCTGCATCTCGCGCAACATCTACCAAAAACATTTCATCCGATTGGCTTCCAATCCAAATATTAACTCGGTCGCCTGCCATTGCCATACAATCGGGACGAATATCTATGCCGTGAATTTGAGCGTTTGGGAAATATTCTTTCCACATTCGCATAGAGGGTGCTTCTTTACCCTTGAGGCTTAATTCTGTAAAGCCTAACGGCCAAACCCCAATCTCCAAAATGCTTTTTACGATTTCCCGTATCGGTTCAAAGAATAGAGAATAAAAGCAGGTGTAATTATGCCAGTTCGGGCCTTTGTCCGCACCATATTTAATGGCTATCTGGTCGAGAATCGTCATAATCTCTCCTAATCAATCACCCTTAACACCACCCGTAGTTGGGGCGGAGACTTGCCATGAATCTCTTAGAGTCTTTAGCAGTTCTTTGTGCCGCTCATCATAATCTATTACAGGCTCGTCAAACGAGAGTGTTTTCAATCGAGTGTCGCAAACAAGATTTCCGTCTCCTAAAATATCGCCCGTTACCGCAGAAATATTTCTATCATCAAACACCATTTCAGAAAAGATGTGGTCAACTTCACCGCTTACCATAAAAGCCCGCAAGCATCCAGCAACATAAAATCCAACTCCATTTTTCTTTTCATCTAAAAAGGCTGTCCCCAAACGGCTAATCATTCCTATAACTGAATTCAAAGACTTCCTTGTATAGTCGTGGTAGTCAACAGATACAGATGGTTCATAAACCCGAATCTGAGATACCTCTGGCCAATTTTCGTTCACTTGCCATTGTGGTGGATGATTCCCCATGCCAAATCGAACTCGGTTTGGGAATATTGCATCTGCGTCTGACTCCGCGTAAATCTCCTTCCCCATAACCAGTTTCTTGCTATAGGTATAAGTGCTTCTGTAGGTCAGGTGTTGCCACCAATGTCCCAAAGCGTGTTGACGCCCTGTTTTCATCGCTGACAAAGCATCAATAACCGTTTGCTGGGGGGCATACCCATACATATTAGCAATGAAAGATTTACCACCTAAAGTTTCAAGAGTTTGCCGAAAATCTATTAAATCCCATTTCTCATCAATAGCTACCCAAAGGTTGTCGCAGTCTATTGGGAATACAAGGTCGCACTCATATTCTTGCATCAGAACATCTAAAGCTTTGTTGGTGAAATCTTCTTGGATAAATGGAATATTACCAGTCCTTATCACACGCAGTCTTTCTTCATTGAATGTTTCGAGAAGGTCTGCTGTCCCATCATAAGAATGATTATCCACATAGACAATGCGATCAAACTTCAAATGATTCAAATGATAGAATATATTAGGAACGACATGGGCAAGCTGATTTCTACCAACAATTATTCCGCCAAGCTTCATTGTTTATTTTTCCTTTTTATGACAACAGAAATATCCCTCAGTGCTACCGCGCACACTTGAGCGGAACGGGTAAGTTACTACAGAAAAATGAGGTGACAAAATTTCATTTAGCCACACTTCTCTTGGATAAACAGATTGGTGCAATTCAATCCCGTCACCCGTTTTGAAAGACTCGTAAAAAAGAGAACCGCAAAATATCCCTGAAGGCTTTAAGTGGGTTTTCACATTTTCAAAAACTGTTTTCAAATCTTCTCTGCGAATATGCTCCAAAAATTCCCAAGCCGTGATGCAGTCAAATAGTACGGGAGAATCTTCCTGCATTATGGAAAAAGGCTTCGTCACATCACAGTTGAAAAGTAATTGCCTGTAATATTTTCCCCAATTATGGTATCCAGCAGCCGCAGTATTCCGCAAGGCATAATCACTTCCTTCGAGCCCCACAGATGTATGTCCATTAGATGCGAAATCTACAATCATCTGCCCCCCAGCACAACCCAAATCAAGTACATTAAGTTGGTCAGAAGGAAAATATTGTTCAATCTCTTTTATGAATTCAGGATTAGTGCTATTATCGTTACTTACGCCGCAAGGATAACGATGGTCAGGAGAATTCACAGCAATCGGGTATTTTGTCAGAACTTTTACTGTAGGCATGTCTTGTCCTCTTTCTTTAATTTGTATGCAGGATTTCCGGCATACTCGTAAGCAAATTTATGCAATTCAAGCAAGCGTTTTGTAGGAACTGCCGATAAATTGCAACCAACATCTCCGTAATACAAAAATTTATCAAAATCCATTTCATCATGGGCTTTCCCAAGTTGCTTTGCCAATGACCACAACGGGCTGTCTGGATAGGGGACTAATATTGAAAAAGCGTTTTCATCTGCGCCAAGTTCTTCGGCAAATTTAATCGTATCCATTATTTGCTCTTCTGTCTCACCGACCATCCCCATGACATAAGAACAACGAACTGTCCAATCATAACATTTTAGTAATTCCACTTTTCGTCTAATATTGTCTTTTGATTCGTTTAATCCTTTTCCTATTGCCTTCATTATTTGTTCATTCCCAGACTCAACCCCCGGCCCCACATAGCGAACACCGCTTTCATACATCGCATCACAGACTTCTTTATCAATCTGGTCTAACCGCAACTGCACAGAATAAGTAAGATTAAGTCTGCGCTCCATCATCCCATGAGATAAGTCAATTACACGCTTCTTACCATTGGTGTATGTGTCATCCATGACAAAAACATTTGGTATCCCCAAAATCTGAATCTCTTCAAGTTCGTCAAGTATATTATTATTAGTTCTCCATCGCACTAAAGTGTTTGCCGCTCCGCAAAATGCACATTTCCCCGGACACCCTCTACTGAAAACCGCTCCTGTCTGCGCCCCCTTGACATCACGCGCCATATCCCCATATCTCTTATTGTCAAATAAGTGCCTTGCTGGAATTGGATAGTCATTCAAATTAGGGGCATCTATCAAATTATTCTGAAGTTGCTTTCGATAGTATCTAAATCCTTTTGTGACATGTATTCCAGAATCATTTTTGAAGGCTATGCTTGGAATATTGTAAAGTGATTCGCCAGACAATATTCTTGGAAATACTTGTTCACCCTCATGCAATACGGCAATATCAATTTGACTTGTTTCAAGTGTTGCAATAGGAAGAGCCGTAATATGCGCTCCGCCACCCACAATTTTACATACTGGTGCTTGCTGTTTGCATTTTGCAACGATGTCGCAAGACTGATTATATAGCGGTGTTGTAAACCCTATGCCAATAAATTTCGGGTTATGAGAAAGAGCCGAGTTTACAATTTCATCTACGGATAGTTCATCGAGACTTCCATCAACAATTCGGACATCATGCCCTACCTGCTCCGCTGCTGCCGCAATATAACCAAGCCCTAAAGGAAATCGCTTTATTCGTTTACGAGAAAACTTGTAGCACTCGGCATCATTCGGCCAGATTAGAACAATGTTTGCCATTTTCAAGGAACTTTATGAATTACCCACCATAAAGATGGTTGGCATGAAGACTTTCTCTTTGAAAGACCATAATACTCTCTTTGAAATATGGCAACATCGCGGAAGCTCTTAAAAGGGATTCATCCTTGCTACAGCGTATAAAACGTTTTTGCAACATTAGAGTTTCTATGTAATTATTCGGGCGTTCGTTAATATGTCCATCCCCATTCTGCCCAACCGTCGCCCAACTTAATACAATCCCTACCTTACTATTCCGAGTTATGTTTTCTAAAAGTATGTTTTCATGTTGAGCAGGGATATGTTCTCCTACTTCCAAGCAAATCCCCCAGTCAAAATCTATACCAAGTTCTAACGGTTTTGTTAGGTCTGCTATTACTGCGAATCCATAGCTAAGGGTCTGTGTATGTGGGTTGCCATCAAGTGATAGACAACCCATTCCAGCTTTGCGAATAATTTTACCATAGTCCCCTACCCCACATCCAAAGTCCGCGACAGACCTTGCATTTTTTTCTATTAAAAAATCTCGCAAACTATTGGCTAAATCTGGGTCGGCAACATGGGTAGGGTTTTCCGACAACCAGATTCCAGTCGTGGTATCTATGTCCATTATCACCATCCCTGCTGAACAAATGGTTTATGCGCTTTGGCTCGCCAGACAATTGCAGAACTCATCATGCAATCATCTTGCTCTGTCGAGCCGCCTTTTTCAGGCAATCCGTCCGACCCGGCTTTCATGGCTCGCATTTCCATGTGCGTGAGTTTATCTCTCACGATATATTCACCGGTTGAGTAGGCTTGATGTAGCAGGTCGCACATAATCGGCTTTTCTTTAGAGCTTGTAACCCATCCCGGCTTTTGGCTTTTATGGCGAGTCCGCGCATCGAATTCCGTGTGTTTGTAAATACATCTGTCTGGGTAGTCTTCTATCTCTCTTAGCGTCAAAAGAACGGCGGCCCCGTGAACAGCTTTTTCGACAGCTAACATGGCCGGAGCACCATTCCCGTCAGAATAATAGCGTCCGCACTTTGCAAGGCTTTTCGCCAGCCTGTGGGGGCCTAAGCGACCATGAATATGGCATACTTGCTCTCCGGTTTCCACATCCAAGACATCTGCTGAGTCAAAGTGGCCTTGTGGCAATCCTTCAGCACAGTCGGCTGAAATCACGTAACGATGACCGCGAACGGGGTGATGAAATAGTCGCCATTCATGCGGAATCAGCTCGTTTGTGTCTCTACCTTCTACATCTTTGAGATACCCACCTAAAGGCTCTCGCGCATCTTCTTTGATACGGTGCGAAACAATCAGCGGATCAAGCCAAGGTCGGTCACTTTGGAGAAATGCTTCTTCAATGGATTCGGGATATTCCTGCTTGAATTTACCGATGTCACGAAGTTGGTTAATTTTCCATCGCCGCCATTTGATTTGGCTGGCAGAAATCTGCGTACCCTCTTCGTTGCACTTTGAGATCAAGACAATCTCATCTTGCGAATAGTCAAGCGTTTCTCCGCGCTCTAAAGGTATCATGTAGCGCGGCTCGTCAAACCAACGATAGAAGTGCAGCTTGAAGTCGTCATTGCCTGTTAAAGCGTCCTTAACGCGGCTGTAGAAGCTGTTGTAGCCGTTTGCGGTGCTTTCGATATAGATTTCCCCGCTATTTTGGGGGACGGCTTGGGAGATGGCTGTCCATGTTTCTTCAGGATAGGCATAATAGGCAAATTCGCTCAACAATAAGAAATTGATTTGCTCGCTTCGTCCAACATTACTGGCAATACCGCATGTCGAGCCTGCCGCTGACACGGAAATCATGCTGTCTAATTTAGGAAAGGTCAATTCATTCGCGTTATCGAATCCCGCTTTTGGCTTAAATCTGCTTGGGATTGATTCATACATGATTTTCAGAATTTTAAAAAGATACCCTGTGCTTTTGGGGGTGTGCGCCATAATGAAGGCAGTATATCCCTCATTAGAAATCGTCTGATGCAAGGCCTTTCCTAAAAGAAGCGTTGAGAATCCCAAGCGGCGTGGCTTTAAAATCAAATCTGTCCCGGTAGATTGTTCTAAAAAATGCTTCTGGATCGGATTAAATATAAATGGGATTTTTCCCTCATCTTCCGAGCGGATTTTCACAAGAGATTCAAGATAAAATTTAGAATCCGTGTGCAGTCTATAGAAGAGTTTCGCCTCTTCCATACTGGATGCACTATAAAGTTGTGGTTGGGCTACGGGCATTTCTATTTCTTCTTAAAAATCATTTTCCATATGATTAAGTCTTCCTATTTGCCGAACTCAATTTCAATGTCAGGCACCGTTGATGCAATTTTCACGAATAACGTGCTTCCAGAGCATGGGATATATCTTGAAACTCCCGGCTTTACAAACCCATGCTTGCTACCCACCGCGTCAGTATCTAACCAAAATTCAGCCGTTTTGCTTGAGCTATGGTTTATAAATAGAAAAGCGCGGGATGCCCCTGATGGAAGAATCATCGTATCCACAGTTGCTGAAAGCGTATTGAGAGTATCCCGCCACATCGAATTGAATGTTCCGATTTCATAGTGGGAATATCCATTGATATAAGTCATCTCCGGTGTAACCACTTTGCCGTTATTGTCAGTTGGGAAGAGGCGGTTGATATTCCGATTGTCTTGAACTCTGTTATCGGTTTGGGCAGCATAAACAATGATGCCGATTCCAATAATTATCAGCCCGACAAGCACGATAAGTAAAATCTTTTTCATGACCTATCCTTTATTTGTAATGCTGTAAATTGTCTTTCGCATATTTTTAGTGATCGCCAATTCGCGCTTCTCTTCGCCAACACACATAAGGGCCTATCCCTTAAGGCCAAATCAAATTCAATAGTTTATCCGCAATACGGAATCCGCTTGCACTACTTCCGACGAATCTAAATACACATCCCAAATTACATCGTCAACAATGGCATGATCCATTTCCCCAAACCATTCAACCCATTCGCCATCTTAACCTCACATCACCCCCCCGCTCGCGTGGGACACTCTTTCGGATTTCCTATTCGTCGCGCCAGCCAGCGCACACTATCTTCATCGCCCCCAAGCACCACGGCCCCAAGCCTGCCGATAACTTATCGTTTGAATCGTTTCATCACTCGCCGTTGGAATCATGCCAATAAAATAAATCGGCCTGTTTGCTGGAATCGTTGCATCATCGGAATAAAAGTAGATCGCCTGTTTATTCACATCACCGGCACCTACAAGAACCAACCCATAGTAAGCCGCTCCAGCAATCAAGGAATCTACATACGGCTTGATGTTAAATGTCTTCCAAATGTCATCACCTTGTGCCACCTCGAAAGAATCAATAATCAGCGCATTATAATCACCTCCTGGCGAAGTCCAAGCAACATTGTTTGCAGCACTATCATAGCAGCAATTCCCCGTAGCACCAGAAAGTAGGCCTTCTTCCCAATCTCTTGTCAGCATTTTCACATACAACCAAATCGTCTCTGACTGAGGGTCATTTTGCACTTTGAGCGAGCAATACGCTGTTTCAACTTCGTAATGAGAACCGCGTAAACTTATTGAATCCAATATGCCAAGTGGATTGCTTAAATAGACATTACCAGTATCATCTAACATGGAATCATGAGAACGCTCACAAGCAGCCCCTCCATCCGGTCGTCACATCCAGAACATCGGCGGAGTCAAAGTGGCTTTCGATATTTCCCTCAGCGCAATCGGCTCCGACCACGTAGCGATGGCCGGGGATGGGATGCAGAAAGACTCGCCATGAAAGTGGAATGGTTTCGGCTGTCGCATTGCCGCTTCTATCCCGAAGATTCCCTTTAAGAGGCTCGATGCTTTTTTTGATTCGCTCGGATACAACGCTTGGATTCAACCAAGGTCTATCACTTTGCAAGAAGGCTTCTTCGAGATTCTCAGGATATTCTTGCTTGAATTTCTCATAATCTCTTAAATCTCTTATCTTCCACCGCCGCCATTTGATTTGTTCCGGTGTTAGATGAGTATTTTCTTCTTCGGCCAGCTTATCAATCAGATATTTTTCTTCTTTGGTATAGCTTAGTTTTTCACGAGGCTTCAGAGCAATAGCAGAGTTTACATTATCAAACCATCTATAAAAATGGAGTTTAAAATCGTCTTTTTGGTGTAGAGCATCAATGACGCGATCATAATAATCATTGTGACCATTCGCCGTGCTTTCAATATAGATTTCACCATCATAGGGAACGGTTTGCGAAATAGCCGTCCATGTTTCTTTCGGATAGGCATAGTAAGCATATTCACTCATCAACAGGTAGTTGACTTGCTCCGATCTTCCCACCTTTTTAGCAATGCCTTCTGTTGCTCCCGCCGCCGCCACCGAAATCTTGCTATGGAGTTCCGGGAACGTCAACTCCGTTGTATTATCAAATCCCCGCTTTGGTTTGAATTGATCTGGGATGGATTCATACATGATTTTCAGGTGCTCGAAAAGATAATTCGTGCCTTTCGGGTCGTGAGCCATGATAAAAGCCGTAAAGCCTTCATTGGAAATCGTCTTATGCAATCCACGACCAAGCAGATAGGTCGAAAATCCCAGTCTTCTCGGCTTCAGAATTAAATCGTGTCCGGTGCAGTTGAAATGAAAATGGACTTGGATAGGATTTAGGAAAAACGGCACAACACCCTTGCTTTCAGACCGGATATTCATCATGGTTTCGATGAAAAATTTCCCATCGGACTGAAGGCGGGATATATACTGAATATCTTCCGCAGATGTGAGACCTTTAAGTTGCGGGAGTGCCATTTCCGTTTAACGCTCCTCCTTTACCGTTTTTCTTGAATAATTTCTTCATCGTTTTCGTGCGAGCGGCTTTGTGCAGCAAGCTTCCGCCCGAAAGTAGCACCAAGGCTTTGATAATCACCGGCCAATACGTCCAATCGGGATGAATTGCTTGCAATTCTCTAACAATCTCAAGTAGTATCAGAGAAATAATCGTCTTTTTGCCCGTGAACCAATTCCAGATTGTCATGGTAACCTCCTATTGACCGAATTCGATAATTAAATCAGGTGGAGTGGCAATTGTTTTGACAAACAAAGTACTGCCAGAGCAAGGAATATACTGCGATGTCTGAGGCAGAATATAATGATGCGCTCCGACATCATTATCCAACCAGAACTCAAAAGTCGAATCGGATGCAAAATTACGAATCACAAACGCCCTTGTTGAGCCAGATGGAAGCAACATGGTGTCTACCGTTGAGGACACGGATGCCACACTATCCAAATACATAATGAATGATGTTTCCTAATTATGGCGTGTGATGTACCACTCTAATGTATGATGGGGCAGCACCATGCCAAGAATAGGCTCGAATATACGCATATTTATCTGATCCTAAATCTGAAGGCTTGCATCTATATGACCAGTTAAGCATCGCGCATCCAAGCCTCAGCGTATCACCAGCATACGTTTGAGCAGTATCTGCATTTAATGTAACCGTAATATATTCATCTACTACCCCCACAGGCAATGGATAATAGCCAATCGGCTGCTTGTTCAACGCTGTATAATCAGCTTCCGTAGCTGCGGGATATAGTTTGTTATTTATATTCCAAATAGAAACCGCTACCGTATCCACCCAATCTCTTTTTCTATCAAGAACCTTCGGATGCCATGTTATTGTATCTATGACCTCACCGGAAAGAGATGTCATGCCATATCCCAAATAGACATGTCTATTAATTGCTACGCCGGGATCATCATCCCATCTGGCATAAGCTAAATAACTATCATTTTCAATGCTATAACCGCTTGCTCCATGTCCCCAACATTCCGTTGTTAATGGACTACTATCAATAGTGCAAACTAAATTCGTATCCATGTGGCAATAAAAAGTATCAACGCTATAAGTTGGAGTTGTTGGCTCGTCACCGAAAGTATAAATCACTGCGGTTGTTTGCCATACGGAAGTCAATGAATCCATTCGATTGTAAGGCGACTTCACTCGATATTTCGCCCTCCAATAAGAAATATTATCATCGAATCGTTTGCCGAAACTGCCTGGAATTTCATCAGACCATATCTCATAATCAGCAAATGCAAAATAAGAACTGTCTACGCCACGTGTTTGACTTACCCAGCAAGCAGGGTTTCCTAATGTAAGCGATGTAAATGGATAGCCATTGTAATAACCACCAAAATTATCTTCAACACCGCTAATGCTTGTAACTGCATTATCAAACATAATCACAGGACAACCAGCGGGCAGTAAGGCTCTTGCCGTGTCGTGCGTTTCACTTTGAACCTGTGCTTCTAATTGCCAAATCGAATTTGTTCTTGCCGTTCCACCAACACTTGTTGTATCATAAGAAATTGAAAAGAAGCTACTGTCGGTCGGAGAGAGAACTAAGGGACTATTATCGCTATTTCTTTGCGCCATTGTGAGGCCAAATAATCCATAAGAATCAAGGGCGTCAGGCCTGTAAATATGAATAGCTTCCCATGTTTTTCCACCAGAACCACCATTTGAGTTGAAAGCATTTGTCCAAGTTGGATTCGTGTTAAGCGGTCTAAAATAAATCGTTGCGTCCCCAATAGTCATATCTGTCGTAAGTACGCCGCGAAAAGGTTCATTGTCTATATACAAGTAAGAATTCTCTTCCAATATCTTCTCGACATTTGCATCCGGTGTTACTGGCGAAAACTCAAAAGGCCAAGCTCCCCAGCAGCTATTATCATCAATATCAATAGCTCCTATAGATAGCCCTTGTGCGAACATGTACAAAAATCCATCCTGCCGCTTACTAAAATCAAACGCCTCTTTGCAGTCCACTCTGTAAAAAGCATGAGACTGATAGCACACATGCGTTCTCATGTTATGTAATTGAGATTCATCCGCAACATCAAACCATTTAATATCGCCATAGAATTTAGGTGGAGCAGAGTTTGCTGGCAAGGTTTCTTGTTTCTTTGCCCATATTTTCAGACTATCTGTTACACCAATGCGAAGATGGAGAACACCTGAAATTGTTTTTGAGCCGGATGTTCTCTTATGAACAGTTGCTTGCCAATAATGACCGTTTGACAGATTTGTATATCCCTCTGTTGAACTAACAGTCGTTGTCCATTGGTAACAACCCGTCAATCCGCAAAAGGGAATCCATGCCCCTGTTCCAAATTCATCGCAAGTAACTGTCTCGGCAACAGCACCATTATAATTAATGATTAGCCATTCGTTATACCAGATAGAGCTATCTTCTTGCACTTGAGTCATATTGGAATCTTGGCTATTGATATTGAACCACATAGAATGAATCCAAGAGGCCTCATAGGAAGCTGTTGGAGCTACAGTATACATTAGCTGGCTGGTTGTTAAATCAGTGGTTTCGTGATGCAGTCTTCTTGGCTGGGATCGCCCATAGAACGGTCGAGAGAGGTTGTACTTATTCACCATTATAGTATCAACCCGTGCATCCAAATTATCAATATCATCTCGGAATGTTGCGGAATCAGAATCCAATTCAGTGGACAGAGAATCAATGCGGGTACTTAGGTTGGTTGTATCTGTTGATTCCCCAACACTCCCACCACTACCCCATCCTGTCCAATCCGCCATCGTCGATGTCGGAATCAAACAAATGGCTATGAGGGCAATTATTATAATGCTTTTCATGGCAATTCCAATGTTTTTGGTTTTTATGTTGTTGGGACGGGAGGACTCGAACCTCCGACAGGCACGGTCATAACTTCCGCCGCTCTACCAACTGAGCTACGTCCCATGTTGAGCAATCATCATCTTAGCTTTATTCTGTCTCATTTGTAGCCAGCATACATTGCATCACCTAAATATCCGCGAAAATAGCCCAAATATTTTACCTCTAATTGTTCCACGTGGAACATTTGGTTCAATATTTTGCCTTTTTTGTTGATACCGACGCCTTCGAGCTTCCACCATCAGTCTTCCCCGATGCCTTAAATAGTATCTCTGCTGTCTATTTCGTTCTTTTTCAGGGAATTTGCGACGATTTTCTTTCTGTGCGTCGTATTTGCACGACTTGCACCACTGCTGCAAACCATCTTTTGACGATGTCCGCTTATAGAATGCGGATTGCGGTTTGGCTAACTCGCATTTCGTGCAAAACTTCGTTCTCATTTTTTAGACTTTTTGATCTTTGATAAGGCCTTTGAAGCGACCTTCTTCATAGCATTTGCCTCGTCCGTGCGCTCTTTCACCATCTTTTTGGCAGCAATCTTGGCCATTTTCATTCGCGTTTGGTCTTGCTCAATGATTTTGGATTCCGCGAGCGTTCGCGCATCACTATCGGCTCGCCATTTCTTATCCTCGGCTGTCATTGTCGGCATTTTAACTCTCTGGCTGTTTATTTGATTGTGAAATTATTAACAAGTGCTATATTTGCCTATGTTGTTATATATTCTTGCATTATCTTATTTTCAATTTCGGATAGCGTTATTGTTTCTGATGTAATCCAGCTTGGCAACTTTCGACTGGTAAGCTTTGGATACCATTTTAAAACGTGCGGAAGAATCCATCTGTTGCCCCTCCAGTCTTCCCAAATCAGTTCAAATCCCGGCCAACCATATGTTTTAGCGGTAAGCTTTGCTTTTTGTAAGTCTTTTTCCGTTTCAAATTCATCAATGTAAGGTGCGAGACTTCTATTATAACTATCTAAATATTCTTTACATATAAAGTCGAACCCCCACTTCCCGCGTGTCAGAAATTCATAATAAGGATCAGGCTCATTTGGGATAACACCGTTGCTCTGATGGAGAACAAACTGTTCGCAGCCTAACTTGGTCGGATCAACCTTGTATCCAAATTCATTTGAGGCAAAATGGCGAAATATCTTCTCGTTTTTTACTTTCATGCTTTGATGACCATGAGAAATCCTTAACCGGAACGCGAAAACCAAGCGATGGCACTGACAATTGCTCCGACAATTCCACCAGTTGTCCCGCCCCAGATATTACTCTTCACTTTCAGCATAGCGATTTCAACTTTCAAATTGGTAACTTCCTGCAACAATTTTTCAATGTTACCATTCATCCGTTCAATCTCTTTGCGGATAAAGTAACGCTCCCCGTTCCCGCTATTGTTCGTTGCATTCATGTTTTATCCCAATCTCTAATCCGCCGAAACGCTTTAACAATCGCGCAGGCAAGTTCTTCAACAGCTTCTTGGTCAGCGATATTGAAACCATCCTCTTTGTTTCCAAGTCCGATCTGACCAATTACATCACCATTGTATTTTAATGGCACGGTAAGCAAACATGTTACCTCTGGATGGCCTTTAGGAGTTCCTCTGCTATCAGGATGGCTGGCAGGGTCATTGAAGATGCGAGCTATCCCGTCGTGAAGCGAAAGAAACTGCATGCCACTTGTTTCCATATTCTGTGTGATTGTCTTTAGATCAGATACTTCGCATTCACTCCATCCAAGATTACTGATTGCAATGGTGTCAAACTTTCCTTCTTTGTTTAGCTCTCCGAAATACCCAAACTTAGCTTCGGTGATTTCTTGCGCAACATCGAGGCAAGTTCTTGCCAACTCTTCTTCAGTTTCACAAGTAACAGCTTTTTCAAGAATGATATTTAGAGCCGTAAGCACTTGCTCATTATAAAAGATTTTATCCATACTGGTAAGCAGATTCTTGCCATTCTCACGATGGCTATTGAGTGCTTTTTCTGCTTGTTCCTTAATTTTCGCAGAACCAGAGAGATAATCGAGTACTGACGAAAGAATCTTCATTAGTCTTTATTTTCTTCCGACGATTCTTGTGGCAAACCGCGCTCAGACCTCATACCCGCAACCATCTCTTCCCAGCTATGCTCAGTACGTGTTTCGATTTTCTCTGTCCAATCGCCGACTTCTTGCGCCGCTTGTTTCAAGATAGCGGCTACCGTTACCGCATCCCGCTTTGTTGACTGCGTAACGCGTTTGAAAACAAGCGTTCCAGTCTTTTTATTGACTTTCTGCTGGCCGGTTTTGGCATCTATAACAGGAATTCGTTCAATGCGTGTTCTGTCTTTTCGGATTTCTTCGAGTTGGTTTTGAAGCTCTTGAACTCGCACGATCCGGTTTGCTATCGGAATGGTTTTAAGTTTTTTCGTAAACTTTTCGCGGTGGGCGCGGTAGACGCGCTTAAGAACTCCCCAAGATTGTCCTTTGAATTCCCTGTCTTCTTCCAATTTATTTTTGATAAGCTTTATATCTTGAATTGGAATGTAGACGTTCAGAGCTTTTGCAACCGCTTTTGATATATCTTCCGGTGAACAGAATTCGGCTAATCGTCTTACAATGAATGTCCGAATCTCTTTGTCCCTCGCAGCAAGAGATAAGCGGCCATCAACTTCTTCTACAATGCCGGGATTGGTTTCAAGAGTTTCGGGAATTTTATACTCTTCTTCATCACTTGGTGTGATATAAGCATCTGGAGTTTCTTCGATCTCTTTAACAATATTGTCTTCTTCTGTCGATTCCTCGTTTTTCACTGCCTCTGGTTCCGTTTCTACTTCCTCGCCATCATCCTCTTCTTCAACTTTTTCCCTTTTCGCTTTCTCATCCTCTTCTTTTTTCTTAGATTCACGGATAAGCCTTTGACCATAATTGAATGCCTTTTCTGATTCTGATTCAGCTTCCCTTCTTTCTTCTTTCAACTTTTCGACTTGGGCGGTTTTATAATGTTGAAATTTTGGCTTGTTTAAAGGAGCTTTTGAGTTTCCGTGCCGTTCAGATGCTATTGGCGTTTTTTCTGTCCAATCCAAGAGCTTGCCATACTCATCGTACCGCTGCATTTTTATTTCGGGTTTATCCATTGTACTACCTGTTCTTTTGTTCACTGCTCTGTATCGCCCTCCGCTTAGTGTCTGCGTTCTCTACGGGTGGATGGCTGGGTTTTTCGCCAAACATAATCTCGCCCGCTAAGTACAAATCGCAGGTGCTTGGGTAAACCATAACAGGCGGTAAATGTTTTTGTTTAAGTTTAACGGGTTTCATTGTAAGTGTGAGCACCGTCCAGTTCCGGCGGTAACGGCCATTAACATCCTTCACCGGACGGTACTATCTATTTTGATTTGATCGCTTCCACATCTTCCGGTATCCAATCACGATGCACTCCGACAAAGAGATAGTATTTCGCCACATCTATATTAACGGCGGGGATAGAGATTTCCGCTCCCGTTACCTTATGCCGGAATTTGAA